GCATGGCTCGGTCTGATATTTTCTGCAACAATAACAAGGGCTTACAAAAGTTTTAACATAATAGCTGTTATACGACTGCCGATAAGCTATGCATTTTGCGCAACCCGGCACCCCCACCCCCCGAAAAACCGCCCGCCGCTATATGCGTATATAACACCTAGGGGAGCGGGATGTTGACTGATTCTCTGACTGCCGAACAACATGCACTGCTGAACCACCTAAGCGCCTTACGAGATGGCATCCTCATATCTCCTTCGATGTCAAAGCAGCTTGAATGTGCGATATTGCTTATTGATGTATACGAGGCTATCTTGGAGAAACACGGGATACTGATTTACGAAGATCAGGAAGAGGTCACAGAGCATTGACGCATATTGAGATACCGTATGAGCCGAGGGAGCTGCAGTTAAAGCTGCATAATGAGATGCAAGCAAAGCGTTGGGGCGTTGTTGTCTGCCACCGCCGCTTTGGCAAAACGGTCTGGGCGATCAACCATATCTTGCGAGATGCCTTGATGTCGGCAAAGGACAACCCCCGGTTTGCCTATATGGCACCCACCTATCGTCAGGCGAAGAACGTAGCGTGGGATTATATAAAACAGTTTGCGGGCAAGATCCCGAATGTGAAGTTTCACGAAACTGAATTGCGGTGCGATCTGCCAAACGGCGCGAGAATATCGCTGCTTGGCGCTGAGAACCCAGACAGCTTGCGCGGTATTTATCTTGATGGCTGCGTGATGGATGAGGTCGCGGACATGCCAGAGAATGTTTTTCCTGAAGTCATTCGTCCTGCGCTGTCGGATCGCAAGGGGTGGTGCGTGTTTGTCGGCACTCCTAAAGGCCACAATGCTTTCTTTGATAAGTATGAGGAGGCGGCTGGAAACCCTGATTGGCTGGCGGCTGTGTACAAGGCGAGTGAGACAGGTATCTTAGATGACGAGGAGCTTGAGGCTGCTCGGGTTATGATGACTGCAGATCAGTATGCGCAGGAATTTGAGTGTAGTTGGAATGCGAATGTCCCTGGCGCTGTGTATGGCAAGGAGATGGAAGCTGCGCAGTTGGGGGGTCGGATTACGAATGTTCCGTATGATCCGAGTGCCAAGGTTGACACATGGTGGGATTTGGGCGTGGGAGACAGCACGGCAGTATGGTTTACGCAAACGATTGGGCGTGCTATACATGTTATAGACTTTTATGAAGCCCGAGGTGAGGGTTTGCCTCACTACTGCAAGATTTTGACGAGCAAGGGGTATCTGTATGGGGATCACAATGCCCCGCATGATATTGAGGTTCGGGAGCTTGGGTCTGGGAAGAGTAGGAGAGAGGTTGCTTGGGATTTGGGGTTAAACTTCCGCGTTGTTCCTAAGCTGCCAGTTGAAGATGGCATACATGCGGCACAGATGTTGTTGCCGCGTATATGGTTTGATAGAGAGAAGTGCAAGCATGGCTTGGAATGTCTTAGGCAGTATCACAGAGCGTACAACGAGCGCACTAGGAGCTTTAGGGCATCGCCTGTGCATGATTGGTCGTCGCATGCTGCGGATGCTTTTAGGTATTTGGCGGTCGGCATTCGAGAAGATCGAGGACGCATGGCTGCGCCTCAGGCAAGGGCGGTGATGGATTATGACCCGTTCGCGGCTTGAGTATAGGACTGCACGGTTTACCGATGCTGATAAGGTTGTGGAGTTGTGTGCTAAGTTCCATGCGGAGAGTTGGCAGAGTTTTGCTGACTTTGATGTAGAAAAAATGCATGGGTGGATAGTTTCTCAGATTGATAATGATGATGCTGAGATATTCACGGCGTGGGATGGGAATAAGCTTGTTGGTTGCTTAATTGGTATGGTTGTTACGTTCCCATATAGTAATACTCTAGTCGCGGGAGACTATATCTGGTATGTTGTGCCTGAAAGCCGCGGCGGTATGACGGGTATTCGTTTGATGCGGATGTTTGAAAGCTGGGCTAGAGGAGTTGGTGCGGTACGCATTTCTACGGGCGCTACGTCTGGGATAAATACGGAACGTGCTTCTATGTTGATGGAGCGCCTTGGGTTTTCGCCTGTTGGCGTGATTATGCAGAAGGAAAGTTAAGATGGGTGGTTTTTGTGGTGGTGGTGGCGGTAGTAGCACTTCTTCAAGAAGCGCAGGACGCGGAAGTGGTCGTGGGAAAAGCACAAGACAGACAGTTAAAAGCGCAGCGTCTAGTTTAGCGACTGATATTAAAATGGGTCTTTCTACGTTTGGTCAGAGCAAGGAGCAGCAAGCTCAGACGTTCCGCGATCAGGGGTATAGCGAAAGAGCGATCCAGAGTTATCAGGAGCGCTCGGCTGCAAGCATGGCGCGGGCTTTAGAGGCGGCAAGTAAGAGCGACAACGACAGCAAGCCAGCACCTGCACCAGAGCCTCCCGCCCCAACGCCAGAACCCCCGGCTCCTACGCCGCCTGCGCCGCCTACGACTGTATTGCCGCCAGAGGTTGATGAGCCATTAACGACTGTTGAAGACATTTCAACGCAGACATTTACAGAAACTCCAGACCTTTATGTAGGCGACACAACTGGTGCGCCTTCTGTTGGCACGGCTGCTGGTGGTGTTGCTGAGTATGAGGCAGCCAAGCCGACATCGGTTGGTGAAGCTGAAGATGAGGCTTTGGATCTGATGAAGAAGGGCCGCCGAGCAACGATCCTAACAAAGCCGGGCGGGTTGCTTGGCACTGGCGAGGAAGAGGGTAAAACCCGCCGCCGCCGTTCATTGATTGGTGGATGATATGCTGATTGAGAAAAAGAAACTGACGAACATAGCTGGAATTATGGGTGGCAGCGCTGCCCAGCCTGCCGCGATGCTGGGGCAGGCGACAGTTGATCCATTAGAGCGTGCGCAGCAGAAAATGGCGGGACGAACGCAGGGCGGTGCCTTGGGTGGTGTTCGGGACAAAAAGGTGCGCCCTAAGCGCACGTTAATGACTAATTATGGGATAGGCTGATGGTACAAGTTAATCCGCTCGTTGCGCGTTTGGACAAGAGATATAAGACGTTGCAATCGCAGCGGTCTAACTGGGAAAAGCATTGGCAAGAGCTGGCAGACTTTATGCTGCCGCGCAAGGCTGACATTACTAAGAAGCGGACGCAGGGCGACAAGCGCACTGAGCTGATTTATGACGGCACGGCGATCCACGCTGTTGAGCTGTTGGCATCTAGTCTGCATGGCATGTTGACATCGCCAAGCACGCCTTGGTTTTCGATGCGGTATCGTGATCCTGGCTTGCAGCGTGATGATGCTGCGAATGAGTGGTTAGAGCTGTGCATGGATCAGATGTACCAGCATTTTAATCGGTCTAACTTCCAGCAAGAGATCCATGAGCTGTATTATGACTTGGTGGTGTTTGGCACTGGTGCGTTTTATGTTTCGGCTGAGGCAGATGGCTTGCGGTTTGCGTGTCGTCACATTGCAGAGATTTGCATCAGCGAAGATCCTGATGGGCGTGTTGATACAGTGTACCGCAAGTTTAAGCTGTCTGCGCGTGCAATTGCGATGCAGTTCCCAGAGGCGACATTGCCAAGGACTGTGGCAAAAGACTTAGAAGATGATCCCTACAAGGAGCATGAGGTTATTCATGCAGTATTCCCTCGAGGCGAGGCGAAAGGCAGGTTGGCAAAGCAGAAGCCTGTCGCGTCTGTTTATTACTTAGCTGACAACCGAGAGCTGCTGTCAGAAGGCGGCTTTGATGAGTTTCCGTTTATGTGTCCGCGATTTGTTAAAGACAGTGTTTCGATGTACGGACGCAGCCCTGCGATGACAGCGCTGCCTGACGTTAAGATGTTGAACAAGATGTCTGAGACAACAATTAAGGCGGCACAGAAGCAGATTGACCCGCCGTTGATGGTTCCTGATGATGGATTTATGATGCCAGTGCGCACAACGCCGGGCGCATTAAACTTTTACCGCTCTGGCACAAGGGATCGTTTGGAGCCATTAAATATTGGCGCAAACAATCCCTTGGGCTTGAATATGGAAGAGCAACGCCGCAATGCTATTCGGCAGGCGTTTTATGTTGACCAGTTGTTGTTAGGCCAAGGAGCCAACATGACTGCGACAGAAGTATTGCAGAGGAACGAAGAGAAAATGCGTCTGCTTGGGCCTGTCCTTGGTCGCCTTCAAGCAGAACTGCTCCAACCGCTTATTTCTCGCTCCTTTGCATTGCTCCTTCGGGCGGGCCTTCTCCCAGCACCGCCCGAGGAGCTTCAAGGTCAGGACATTGACATAGAGTATGTTTCACCTCTTGCCAAGGCTCAGAAGCTGACAGACTTGCAGGCGATGCTGCGCGGGTTTGAGATTTTGTTGCAAGTTAGCCAAGTTGCGCCTGTTACGGATTATTTGGATGGCGATGCGATGGTGCAGTATTTGGTTGAGACTGCTGGCCTGCCAGCGCGTGTGATACGCGGCACGGCAGAGGTAGAAGAAGTGCGCCGTCAGCAGGCAGAGCAGGCAGCGATGCAGCAGCAGATGCAGCAAGAGATGATGGCGGCTGAAGCTGGTGGCAAAATTGCTCCGCTGATTAAGGCTGCACAAGAATGAAGAAAGTTGAAGAGTTAAAACTAGCCTATAGGCGCACGTTCAATACGGATGACGGTGCGCAAGTATTGAGTGATCTCAAAACCCGATTTGGGTTTGAGGCAACCACGTTTTCTGGCGATCCTTATGAAACTGCATTTAATGAAGGACAACGCGCGGCTGTGCTGCTGATCGTCAGAATGTTGTCCGAAGAGAAGGATAAAGTATGAGCGAAGAGGCAATCCAAGATAGTGGATCTCAAGAGGCTGTTGCAGCGGAAGCGGCACCAGTTAGCTTTTTAGATAGTTTACCAGAGGATTTGCGCAATGAGCCAAGCTTGCGCACGTTTACTGATCCGGGAGCATTGGCAAAGAGTTATGTAAATGCCCAGCGCATGATTGGTGCTGACAAAGTTGCCAAGCCGGGGCAGAGCTGGACTGACGATCAGTACAATGATTGGTATGCGGCAGTGGGCCGCCCAGACAGCGCAGATGCGTATAAGTTTGATGTGTCAGGGATTATGTCTGACGAGGAGGCTGCAAACTTTCGCAACACAGTGTTTGAGGCTGGATTACAGCCGCGACAGGTTGCAAAGCTAGAGCAGTTTATTAACAATCTGTCGGAAAGTGCTCAGGCAGCCACGCAGACGCGCACAGAAGAGGCTGTGTTTGCGGCAGAGCAAGAATTGCGGCAAGAGTTCGGTCAGGCGTTTGAGCAGCGTATGGGGCTTGCACAGAGCGCTGCGCGGACATTGTTGGGCAACGAAGGCATGGAAATGTTTGAGAATGTTCAGTTGTCTGATGGACGCATGCTTGGCGATCATCCTGACGTTGTTCGTATGTTTGCGCGGCTTGCAGAACAGATTGGCGAAGACAATTTGGTGGGTGAACCAACTGAGCTAATTATGACACCAGAAGAGGCATCACGCCAAGTTGCAGAGATGACTAGACGAGATGGCCCTTATTTTGATAAGATGCATCCAGAACATGACACCTACGTTGCAGAAGTTCTGCGACTTAGGGAGTATATGTAGCGGATAACCGAAAGGCCCGCGTGTAAACTTGTAAGCCAAGTGGAGTAGCTGCCCTAAGCAGTAGCACGGCCCCGCAAGGGATAACCAAGCGCAGCAAATCGTAAACTGAAACTGTAAGGGGATGACACAATGTCTACTCAAATTACTACAGCTTTTGTCAATCAGTTTTCCTCAAACGTCCAGATGCTATCACAGCAGATGGGTTCTCTGTTGCGTGCAGCGGTAGATACGGAAACTGTCAATGGCGAGAAAGCTTTCTTTGACCAAGTAGGATCAGCGGCTGCTGTTCTACGCACATCACGCCACGCGGACACACCTATTGTGGACACACCACACTCACGCCGCATGGTTACTATGTCTGACTACGAATACGCAGACTTGATCGACGATCAGGACAAAGTGCGTTTGTTGGTAGATCCGACTTCAACATATAGCCGTGCTGCTGCTGCTGCTATGGGTCGCGCAATGGATGATGTCATCATTGCTGCTGCTCTAGGTACAGCGTACACAGGTAAAGAGGGTTCAACATCAACAACGCTACCATCAGATCAGAAAATTGCAGTTGCATCATCTGGTTTGACAATTGCGAAGTTGGTTGAGGCAAAGCAAATCTTGGACGAGGGCAACGTTGATCCGTCAATCGCTCGTCACATCGTTTGTGCGCCAAAGCAAATCTCTGATTTGTTGAACAACACGACTGTAACATCTAGCGACTACAACACTGTCAAAGCGTTGGCGATGGGTGAAATCAACACATTCGTTGGCTTCCAATTCCACGTAAGCAACCGTCTAACGACTGATGGCTCTGGTGATCGCCAGGTTATCGCGTTTGCTGGTGACGGTATCAAGCTTGCAGTTGGCAAAGAGCCTGCG